AACTAAGCTATCCATAGATTCAACCATCTTTTGGGATGCTTCTGCTTGAAGTTCTTGAAGAGTTCTATTTCTTTCTTGACGGGTTAATTCATCCTCACCAAATTTTTCCTCAATTTCCTTTTGTAATATTCTAGCTTCATCAAATTTACCTTGTTCTCTAAGAACTTTAACTTTTTTTAATTCTTCTTCAAGTGCTTCTCTTCTTTGATTTTTATCTGTAAATCCTAATTTTGTTAAAGCTTCTTGTTCAACAAAAGAAGCAGCTAATTCTTCACGAGTCATCCCAACAGCCTCTGCAATGGCTTGTTGTTGAAGGCGATTCATGTCTGCGAATTCTTCTGCTGATCCTACATTTTTAGCTATTTCTGCAGTTAGAGTTGCTAAATCCCCATCTAAAGCAGCTTGTCTTGCTTTTTCTAAATTTAGGTTTTTACCTGTTAATAATTCAGCTTCTAGTTCTTTAGATATTGATTGTTCAAAATTAAGTAAATTACCTGCAATAGCATCTACTTTATTTAAATTTAGACCAAATTTTCGAGCTTCAATAGCAGCCTTAGATAACTCTTGAGCATTTCCTTTAGATGAAAGTAAAACAGCTTTATTAGTAGTTGAAATGTCACTAATAATATCTTGATATCTAATAGCTGATTTATTATTAATGTTTGATACTTCTGTTTGGGCTATTATAGCTTCAGTTTGTTCTTTAGAATTTTTACCTAGAGCTATATTTAATTTAGTAAATTCAGTAGCTTGTTCAACCGATAATCCTAATCTATGTTGTAAAGTAGCAAAATTAGCAGCAGTTTCGGCACTTAAAGAAGCTGTTGTTCCTAAAGATTTTGCAAAAGAAAGTTGAGCATCTACTATATCTTTACCTGTTACCCCGGCTATATTACTAGCAGCATCATTTGCTGCTTTAGCTAAATCTATTGCTTGGTCTTTACCAACATTTAAATTACGGGCTAAAGAAACAGTTTTTTGGTCAATATCTGTTACTGCTTTAACAGCAGTTCCAAAAAATAATGCTGATGCCCCTTTACTAAGGACTCCCCCTAATTGTTTTACTCCTGCTACTCTAGCATCAAACGCACTTGCTCCTTCAGCAGAAGCATCTCTTGCAGCTTGAGCCGCTTTTCCAAATTCTTTAAATACAACACTAGCTCCTGGGATTTTACCAAAGAAACTATCTAAGTCATCAAAAAACTTAACCTTATTATCTATTTCTAGTAATTGTTTTTTTAACCCTTCAGCATGTTTTACAGATAGACCTATTTGTTCCTGAGAATAGATAAGGTCTTCTAAGGATTTTTTAATTAAAACCGCTTCTTTACCTTTAGATGTTACTAATCTTTCTTCTAATACACCAATTCTAGATGCTACTCTAGCTCTATCACTTTCTGTTTTTTCAAGTTTATTATTAAGAGCATTTAAAGATCTTTTATCTTTCAGTTGATTTAATGTATATCCTTGAAGAGATTTAGCTAAATCTACAGCATTAGAAGCATCTTCTTTAAAGGTTGATGCGGCTTCACCTGTAAATTCAGCAGCCGCTTTTGCATTAGCATCTAATGATTTTGCAATTTCTCCTAAAGTAGTAGCAATAGAAGCAGCTTCTTGATTGAATTTTTTCAGCTCTTCTGTAGTTTGTTTTATGTTGTCCTTAGGAGTGGCCATTTAAAAATAGGTTTTATTATAAATATTAAAAGGCGTCATTTTTTTGACGCCTTTGTAACATAAGTTGGTGGGGTTATTTTTTTCCTTTCAGATGCAGCTTGTTTTGCTTTTCCTTTTGTCCAACTTTCTTCCGCTTTATTTGATGAATTTTGTTCTTTATAATGATTATTAATTAGATTAAATGTCAAATTTCTTAACCAAATAGGCATGTTATATATAGTATGCCAATCGTATCCTCCATTTCCATGAAATACTATATCATGAATCTGTCTAAAAAGAGAAGTTCTATAATCAGGCGTCAGGCCAAAAAAAGTTAATCCCAATAGGTAAATCAGTGTCCTCCTCATCACCATTAGAATTAATTAAAGTTACATTTAAATCTACATCTGGGGAAATAGACCCATAATATTTTCTAAATTCTCTAGCATCTTTAGCTAAAAAATAATTATTAACAAATTCTCTAATATCTTTTCTATCTTCAGAACCATTAATAGAAGTAATCATATAAGCTAATCTTACAGTTACATCAGGAGTTTGATCTTTATTTAGTTTTTTTAATCCTTTAACTTCATTTTCAATTTTTCCTTCATCTCCATGAGTTAATAATTTAAAAGTAACTACATTTTCTGAATGGGGTAGGGTAAATGTAAAATTATTTGATTCTGTTTGTTCTACTTCTTTTGAAAGTGGTTTATTTTCAATAGAAGAAAGATCAATTTCTTGTTCTACACCATCATAATTAAAATTATAATTTGCTCCATATGATAAGATACGAGAAGCTACCATAATTGCATTTTTATCACCAACTAATAAATCATTATAGTTAATTTTTGTTACAATTAAAGACTGCAATAATTTATCAATTACTGTACCCTGTCTAATGTAGTTTTGATTTGTGAGGATGTCTTCTTCTTTAGCAGTCATGTATTTTAACTCAATTTTACCTTCTGCTAATGGAGAATCTTTTGGATACAGTAAACCTTTTGAGGGTAAATCTACTGTTTCTGTTGGAATTTTAAATTCGGCCATAATTTTTATTTTTTAATAACTTTTGTTGTGATCATAAATATGAACATAAAAAAAGAGCTTGACATAGCCAAGCTCTTCTTAAAAATATTTGTTTTCTTTTTTAGAAATTCAATACACAATAATCTGGTTGTACAGATACTTCAATATTAATAGCTGTACCATCATCATCCCAGTTATAATCACCCCAATTGATTGAAGTAATCATTGCACCTTTAATTACCCACTCAGAAACGATATCACCTACAGGACCTAATACGTTGAAAGTTAAATCTTTCTTGTAGAAATCACTGTAACCATCTCTACCTGTTACTGATTCGTGGTGTAATCTTAACCATTCAATAGCAGCTTGAGCACCTGAAGGAGTAATTGGGTCAAATAGTGTAAATGAAATTTCACCCCAAGTTGTTTTACCTTTTACAAAACGTTGAACGTTAATATGATTTAAAGGTACGGTGGATTGTGCTACATTTACAGCACCTACTTGTTTAAGTAAGTACGATGGAAATCCGTCTATATACAATACAAATCTATTGGATTGTTTTGGCTCAAATGCCGTGAAAAATATTTCGTTTGGATCTAATACTGCCATTTTATTTTGCTATTATTTTATTTTATTATAAATATTCAACCTTTTAATTCTTATGCAGGGAATGTAGCACCTGTAGGTAAGACATTAAAGTCAAGATAAATAAATTCAGCTGTTTTTGTTGGTTGAATGAAAATTTGACCAATTAGCTGATTTCTATCAATCACATCTGGTGTGTTGTTAGTATCATCCATAATTACTTTAAACGCATACAAACCTTGTCTTTGTTGTACTGACTCTAAGTATGGGTTTACTTGTGCTAAGAAATTATTTCTGGTAGCAATAGTATTTTGTTCGAATACTAAAGTTTGACCAACTTGAGAAATATATGATTTAAGTTGAATTAGTAATCTTCTAACATTTACTCTATCTAAAGCACTTGCTCTAGTTTGTAATGTTTTCTGTCCATATACTACAACTCCAGTTCCAGGGAATGTAGCAATTGGATTGACTTTACCAGTGTATAAAGAATCTCTTTGTGAAGAAGTTAATTTTTGTTCTGCACGAATTACTTGTCCTAAACCGCCTCTATTAATTCCTGCGGGAGCGAACCATGGTTCACTTACACTGTCATTATACGCGTATACACCACCTACAACCGTTGAAGCTGGTACCCATACTTGTCTACCTGTATCAGGGTCAATTACTTGACACCACGGCCAATATGAAGCTGCATATGAAGTATTTCTTGAAGCTGCTTGAGAATTAACTGCAGTAACTGTTGAATTGTAAGGTACTAAATCTAAGATTAACAATGCATCTCCTCTTACTTGTGTGTTGTTAATCAAACTAGTACATTCTGAAGCATGTCCTGAATTAAATAATCCTGGAGTCATTAGTACATTATAAACATATTCATCTTGATTAGATAATAAACTAATCATATTGGTGTAGTTACCACCATCTAATCCTTGAGTATTATCTGCTTCAATATTTTGATAAAATTTAGTACCATCTTTAAGATCACCTGTAGCTCCTTTAAATGAACCACTTGATGCTACTGGAATTAATGGAGTAAATTCTGCTTTTGCAATTCCATTATTATCAAAATAATTTAATGTTGGTTCAACTACTTCTTTTACTCTTACATAACGAGAAGCGTTTCTAAATGAACCTGTTACATCAATTTGATTTTTAGTTACATTATAATTTTCAACTTGATCACCAATTACTCTAGAAATAAAATTATCACCAGAAGGATCTAATGACAAACCAGTCCAGGTTTCTAATACAATTTTATTATTTGTAGTATCATCACCTCTTCTAATTAATAAATCAAAAGTTCCTGCTGAAGTTGAAGGGTTTGTAATTTCCCATCTAACATTATTAACTGAACCACTTTCTAAAGATCCTGAAGAATCTAAACTTGAAGTAGAATTCATAATAACACCTTCTCCTAAAGTTTCAAGAATAAATGAACCTGAAGTTGCTGAACTACTTGGAGCTTGATCACCAATAGTAGATGCAGCAATATATGAACCTGTAACTACTCTGGCTACTAATAACGACTCACCACCATTATTAAAATAGTTGTAAGCAGCAATAGAAGTAAAGTAAGTGTAAGTATCACTTCCACTATCTAATGTTGTTCCAAATCTTGATTGGTAATCACTGTATGATGTAACTACTGTTGGTATTTCTACTGGTCCTTTTACTGTTGGACCGATGATAGCAGCACCAACCGTTACGGGTTGTTGGGTAACAAAAGATGAATCATTTTCTCTTGCTAATACACCGGGAGATACTAGAGTTTCTGCCATTTTATTATTTTGTTATTATTTTGTTATAAATATATAAAAAGAATTCAAAAAACTATTGTTTTACAAACTCACCTGTTTCAATATTTATATTTCCTTCACCATATTTTTTCTGCAATTCTTCTCCTAAAGAAATGCTTTTATTATTTAAGGTGGTTAAATTTTCTGTAAGTTTATCTTTTTCTAATTCTAAAGTTTGAATTTGAAATTCAATTGCTCCGAATTTTGAAATTAAATCTGTTCTTTGAGAATTTAATTCACCTACTGTTTTTAGTTCTTCTTGTGTTAGAAATATTTTGTCCATAATAAATATTAGTTTTTTTTTAAAAATTATAAAATTCTATTAATTGATTCAATTACTCTTTCTGGGGGTATTGTTTTGGTACATTCAAAATGTCTATCTGTATTTTTATGATTAGGACACCATTCCCAGTCACCTGGGTTTAACCATTCTTTATTAAAACATCCAGTACATACATTCTCATCATAATTAAATACACGTTCACAGTCTAAAAATTCACTATAAGGTTCACTGAATCCTGAAATAAGAATTACTTTAGTTCCTACAGCCCATGATAACCATGATAAACCACTACCAATACCTATAAAAGCATCTGCGTGTTTAATATCTACCATTCTATCTTCTATAGGATAATCACCTGTTTTATCAATTACACCTTTTAAAGTACCTCCTAATTTAGAATCATGCCAATCATCACCTAAACGCTCTTTAGTAATCATTACTACTTTATAACCTTGGTCTTTTAAATAATCAACTATTGCTTGCCAACCACCAGGATAGTTCCAGTATTTAGCATGTGCTGAACCGTGTGGGGCAATTACTACATATTTACCTTCAATTTGTTGTCCTTTATTAGGTATTGTAATTCTAGGTTTAATTTCTTTATATTTTAATCCTAATATTTCAGTAGTAGTTTGTCCTAAAGGGTGTTTTTTAAAATCAATTGGGATTTTACTTGTTACTACTTCTCTATTTTCATCATAAAACCAACCAATATTATACATAGCATATAAGTTAAATACTTCAGTGCCTGGTTCTACAAATTCAATTTCTGGGTATTCTTTTTCAAACCATTCATTATGAAAAGTAGATACTATAAGTTTACATTGGTGTTTTTTTCTAAATTCATCTACATGGGGAAACCAAGCTAATGTATCTCCAATAGCATTTGATTCTAAATGAATGTATACTCGTTTACCTTTAGCACTATAATTTTCTGAGAATTCTAATTTATTGGTTTTTGTATTATATGCTTCGATTCTCCAATCTTTAAAATATTTAATATTAGGAGAGGTCCACATATTATTGCTAATTTCTGTTTCGTAAATAGTATCGTTTGTTTTTCTATCTATAAATAAAACTTTATATTTACAATTTTTTTCACCATTAATAGTTAATCTAGCACCACCAATAAAATTAGTTATAAATGTATTTTCAGCAGTTTTAAATGGTAAATTTAACTGCTTTAAATTACTATAATTTTGAATTAAAACTTCTTTCATAACGATTTATATATTTTAATTATTTCTTTAGAACGATTATACCATGATAATTCATGACCTGTTTTTATTGCTTGGGCTTTATATAATTCCCAATTTTTTAATATATCTTTTAATCCTTTATCCATATCAAACACATTACGAGGAGCTCTCCAAGCACCATGAAAATCAGTAGCATGTTCCCAATTAGCAATAATAGGTAAACCAGCAGCAGCTGCTTCAATCATTGTTAAATTAGGATGCCCTGCTTCTAACATTGTAGGATGAATAAAAATATCATGTTGATGGTATAATTCTAATAATTTAGTATTAGGAGTATCAAAAACCAAATTTAGTTTAGGATAATTTAACATCCATAAATGAGCATTAAAGAATTGTTTATTATCTGATGGACCTGCTATAGTAATTTCTAGATTATTTAACATAGCTAACCCTAATCCAAATGTAAATCCTTTTCTATCAAAAGTAGAATCACCCGCTAAACCATTATTTGCTATCATTAATAGTTTTGGATTATTTTTTGGATGGTCTTTTACTATAGGATAAAATTCTTTATCATTTACACCATGAGCAAAATAAACACATTTATCACTATCAAAATAATCTACTAAAAATTTAGCAGGCATTAATGCTATTTGAGAACCTTCAATTGCTTTTAAATTTTCTTTATATACATTAGAATTTTTTCCATAATGATAGGTATGATGATCATGTAATTGATATACATAAGGTATACCACGTTCGGCTAATTGAATAGCTAAATTTGCTACATGACAATGAACTATATCATAATCTCCTTTTTTAATATCTTGAGCCCATACTAAATCTACTTCATGTCCTAATTCTTTTTGATTACATATAAATTCCCATACAATTTTTTCAATTGCTCCCCAAGCTGGGGGTGGAACAGGTATTCCACATCCTGGATGTATTTGTGCTATTTTCATTTTGCGTATATTTCAGGACTATTTTCATCCATTCCTTTAAATTCTTGTTCTATAATACTAAAACCGGGTAAATGTTTTGTATAAATTTTATCTGCTGTTCCTACTCTTAATTTAGCTACATTACATATCCATAAATCAAAAGCATCCCAAGGTAATGTATTTAATTTTTCTCTAATACCTGCTAATTTACTTCTAGTAATTAAATATGATTGAGCAGGAACAAATGGAGTTACATCTGTATGGATATCGTCTATTTTAGGACCATTTAAATTTCTATTATTTGTTGGGTTACCAAACCCAATAATATCCATGTCTGTTTTAATTGCTGTTTGATTAAATTCAATTAATTTACTATATAATTCACTAATAGGAGTGTCTATAATAACGTCACCTTCAAATATCAATACATAGTCATATTCATCATTATCATGTGCTAACATTGCGTTTTTATGCGCTAAATAACACCCATAATGACCAGGGGCTAATTTGTAATATCCTGGTTTGTCTTGTACATCAAATGGTCTATTACAATTGTCAGTTGGTGGTGTTTCTTTCCAAATTTTATTAATACGTTGTTCGTATTTAATACCTGTTAATTCACAAAATTCTTTAATATTTTCTACAGAACGTTTTTCTTTTTCATTTATATCTGGTTCTGTAACTAAATGCATTAGTTTTATCTTTGGTTTTATACTAAATTGATTAATATCTTCTTTCCACTCAAATGTACCATTATTAGGCATTTTATTTAAGAAATAATCTTTATTTAATTTAAATTTATGTTCTTTAATAAAATCACCTGTGTTAAGATCTGTAATATGGAATGTTACTGTTGTGTTATCATCTAATGAGTATGGAACCATATCCCAGAAATAATATTTACCTGTAACTTCTAAATTTCTATCAATAATAATTTCACCATTTCTTTCTACAGTATAATGGATTAATTTACTTTCTTTAGCATTTGAGATTGTAATCCAAGGACAGAATCTACCAGGAACATTTGTTGGTAAAATAGTATAATATTCAACCATTGAATAATCTTCAAAATCAAAATATTTTTCAGCATCTGTTTCAAACTTTTCTCTAGGTTCAATATAATTATTTGGATAATCCTTAAATAAATGATAATACATATTTTCAATACCATTTGATTCAGAACCACAAGTAATCATTAATTTATCATAAGCTTGAGCTGATTGAATATCCGGAGTTTGTTTTAGTATAGCATCAGGTTTAGCACTAAAGAAATAAGTATAATAACATTTACCTTCTTGTGCTTCAAATTCACCAAAGAATGTATCTTTTGTATTTAAGATTTCTGAAATATAATTAATATAGTCTTCATCTTTTAAAATATAATCGTAATTAATAAAATGGAGTTTGTTAATACCTAAATTTTTAGCAAATGTTGCTGGATTTCTAAAGCTAGTGTAACAAGCGGGACCATGATATACATCATTATCTTCACCCTTTAAATTAAGATGTGCTTTAAAAGTATCATTACTAGTAAAGAAACTAGAATAAAAAGTATGTTTTGTTAAAATATTATTAGAATCATAAAAAACATAATCAACCATATCCTGTAGTTCTTTAGGAACAGGAGCATGTGCTGAGATTATTAATTTTCTACCATCACGTTTTAATGAATTAATACATTCTTTTGTTGTTTGTACAATAGCATCGGTTACAGGATAAGTACATATTACATAAGCTTCTTCTTCAGGTGTAATTTCTGTATTATCTGAAAGATGTTGTTGAATTAGTTTTTTATTTTTTTCTTTATCATTAAAATCTAAATAATTTACACTAGGATAAGAATCAAAATAATTTTGATATACTTCTAAATTATATAATAATTGAGGAATTTGATAGGATAATGCTTCACGAATTACTAAGGGCATAGTTTCTTTATCATGATTGCTTCCTCTAGATGTAAATAAAAATAAATCCATTGATTGATAAAAATTATCTACATCTGTTCTTTCATTCCACCATGTAACATTATCTGGTTTATTTTCCATTAATGGTTTCCAATAATGTTCAAAATTACTTGCTTGATTACCTACACAATGAAATTCATATTCGGGTAACATTCGAGCATATTCAAAAAATTCAGCTTGGTTTTTGCGAGGTGTAAATAATCCAATATGTAAAACATGTTTTTTATTTGGATCTAATCCTAATTTTTGTAGTGCTTTTATTCTATCAGGACGATCAATATATTCAATAGGATATTCAACTAATATTTTAGGAATATTTAAATCTTTATATTGATCAATTTGCCATTGAGATACAAACATAAACATATCTGGGAAGAAGTATTTATTATCTGTATTAAACGAAGAATCATGTGATGTTTCTACAATTTTATAAGGACGATCTGTACGATATACTTGTTCCATTATTTCTCTAGAAAATCCTGCTAATTCAGGAATTTCTTCTAAATGAATAATATCTGGGTGTATTTGGTTAATTAATGATAGAAATTCTGTTTTATCTTCTCCTAAAGTATAAAACCTATCTTTAGGTAATAATGCTTCTAATTTTCTTTTAGTTGTAACTAAAACCCCTCCAGTTACATCAGTCCATTCAACTAAATGAATTTCATATTTATCTTTAAGTAATTCAATTTTTTTAGTTAAATATTGGGGTAAACCTCCTGTTGATAAATGAGGAGCTACACAAAGTAATTTTTTCATTTTTCTATTATCTATATAAATTATAACTTGGGTCTTTTTACTAGATGCAAATTCTAAATCATCTTTAAACCATTGAGTATTATCTACTCCATCTACTGATTCTATATGTAAATTAAAATTATGTTGGTGAAGTAGTTTGTATATTTTTTTAAACGATTCAGTCATTTGCTGATCGTTTAGGTGAAATTCTCCTACAATATAATCTACGTTATTTTTAAGATAATCAATATTTTCTTCAGTAAAGATATTATATTCACCTCCTTCACAATCTAATTTAAGAAAATTAATGTGATCTAGATTATTATATTCAATAATACTTTTAAATGAAATAGTTTTAACTTGTTCCCTTTCGCTACTCCATTCTAAATCTAATATTTCACCATCTTTAGATCCTATAGCATTTTTATGGAGGGTAATTGGAAGACTACTTGCGTTTTTTAAAAGTAAATTATGATAAGAAGAAATAGGTTCTACTGCTACAACTTTTTTTATATTTTTTCCTTTAAGAGTATAAAGAAAAGGACCAATACTTGCTCCTATATCTACAACTACATCCCCTTCTTTTACATTGTTGTATTTTTCGTATTGAGAATTATTAAAAAATTCTCGTTCTAAACATTCTTTAAAATAGGGATCTTTTAGAGGAATATCTCCATAATCAAACATAAATAAAAACTAGTTTTTTAATTGTAACTAAATATAATAACCTATTAATACATATCCAAATTTACTTGTTTTGTTTTAAACGTTCGTTTATTTTTTTAACTTCTTCGGGATCAGTAACTGCTTGAGCAGCTACTAGATCCTCGAGAGAAATTTTTATTATCGGAATACCACTTTCCTCCATTTGTTTTTTAATTTCAGGAGTTATTTTTCTCATATTATAGGTATCCTGGGAATTGGTAATCTGTTCCACTTACATTAATAATTAACCATACATCTGGTGCTCCTAAGAATTCATTTGGTGCACCATTACCATAAATTGTATCTGGAGGACCTACTGGGTTAGCTAATACCCCTCCACCTGCTCTATCAACTCTAAGTGTTGGTGTGCTGAAGAGATGCATTGTATTAGTAGCATTATCTACTGTTACGAAATCCGCTGATTGTACTGTTGTTGAACTAACTGTTCTAACTAGGTAATTTGGTGAATTACTAAACGTACCACCACTAATACCACTAGTACCATTAATACTTGTACCACTTGTACCCGCAACACCTGAACTACCGTTTGTACCATTAGCACCACTAGTCCCATTAGCACCACTAACACCACTAGTTCCAGAAACACCGCTTGAACCACTTGTTCCTGAAGCTCTTGATAAACCACTTGTTCCTGTAGCACCTGAAGTACCTATTGTACCTGAAGAACCTGCTGTACCGCTTGTTCTAGATATTCCTGATTGTCCGTTGTTACCACTTGAACCGCTTGAACCACTTGTACCACTTGTACCAGAAACTCTGCTTAACCCATTAGCTCCGTTGTTACCATTTGAACCTGATGAACCTGATGTACCACTTACACCTGAAGTTCTGTTAGCTCCATTAGCACCTGCAACTCCATTTGAACCTGAAGATCCTGAAGTACCACTTACACCTGAAGTTCTTGAAGCACCATTAGCACCATTGTTACCTGAAGTACCATTTGAACCTGAAGAACCTGAAGTACCTGAACCTCTACTTAATCCACTTGTTCCTGTAGCACCTGAAGTACCAATAGTACCGCTTGAACCTGCTGTACCTGAAGTTCTAGATATACCACTTTGTCCGTTGTTACCTCCTGAACCTGTTGAACCAGATGTACCTGATGTTCCACTTGTTCTTGAGATACCACTTCCACCATTATTACCTGATGTACCGTTTGAACCTGAAGTTCCTGAAGTTCCTGAACCTCTACTTAATCCATTTGTACCTGTATTACCTGAAGTACCATTTGTACCTGATGAACCTGATGTTCTACTTAAACCTGATTGTCCATTTGTTGTACTAGCACCTGATGTACCTGAAGTACCTGAACTACCTGATGTTCTACTTATTGATGAAGCACCATTTGTAGCACTAGCACCTGATGTACCTGATGAACCTGAACTGCCGCTTGTACCTGATGCTCTTGATAAACCATTTCCTCCGTTAACACCGTTTGAACCAGTTGAACCTGAAGTTCCACTTACACCTGATGTTCTATTAGCTCCATTAGCACCGTTTGTACCATTCGAACCTGAACTTCCCGAAGTACCTGAAGCTCTTGATAATCCATTGTTACCTGTATTACCTGAAGTACCATTTGATCCAGATGAACCTGATGTTCCTGATCCTCTAGATAATCCTGAAGTTCCTGTAGCACCTGAAGTACCAATAGTACCGCTTGAACCTGCTGTACCACTTGTTCTAGATATTCCTGATTGTCCGTTGTTACCACTTGAACCTGTTGAACCTGAAGAACCTGCTGTACCTGAAGTTCTTGAAGCACCTGATCCTCCATTGTTACCTGATGAACCATTTGTACCTGAACTGCCGCTTGTACCTGAACCTCTACTTAATCCATTTGTACCTGTGTTACCTGAAGTACCATTTGTACCGCTTGAACCTGAAGTTCTACTTAATCCTGATTGTCCGTTAGTTGTACTAGACCCTGATGTACCTGAAGTACCTGATGAACCTGATGTTTTACTTAATGATGAAGCACCATTTGTAGCACTAGCACCTGTAGTACCTGAAGTACCTGATGAACCACTTGTACCTGAGTTTCCTGAAGTTCTACTTAATCCTGAAGTTCCTGTAGCACCTGATGTACCTATTGTACCTGAACTACCTGCTGTACCACTTGTTCTAGATATACCACTTTGTCCGTTGTTACCACTTGAACCTGTCGAACCTGTTGAACCTGCCGTACCACTTGTTCTACTAATACCTGAAGCACCATTATTACCTGATGAACCATTTGTACCTGATGAACCACTAGTTCCTGAACCTCTACTTAATCCTGAGGTTCCTGTATTACCTGAAGTACCATTTGAACCTGTTGAACCTGCCGTACCACTTGTTCTACTAGCGCCTGAAGCACCGTTATTACCATTTGAACCTGTTGTACCTGATGAACCACTAGAACCTGAAGTTCTACTTATACTACTTGCACCATTTGTTGTACTAGCTCCACTTGTACCTGAAGTTCCTGAAGAACCTGAAGTTCCTGAAGCTCTACTTAATCCACTGGTTCCTGTAGCACCTGAAGTACCTATTGTACCGCTTGAACCTGCTGTACCACTTGTTCTAGATATTCCTGATTGTCCGTTGTTTCCTGCACTACCTGTAGTACCTGAACTACCACTTGAACCTGATGTTCTACTTAATGCAGAAGCACCATTTGTACCGGCGTTACCTGAGCTACCATTTGTACCTGAACTACCGCTTGTACCTGAACCTCTACTTAATCCTGAAGTACCAGTGTTACCTGAAGTACCGTTTGAACCGGATGAACCTGAAGTACCACTTGTTCTACTTAATGCTGAAGCACCATTGTTACCTGTTGAACCACTTGTTCCTGATGAACCGCTTGAACCTGATGTTCTACTTAATGCAGAAGCACCATTTGTACCTGCGTTACCTGAGCTACCATTTGTACCTGAACTACCGCTTGTACCTGATCCTCTAGATAATCCTGAAGTTCCTGTAGCACCTGAAGTACCTATTGTACCGCTTGAACCTGCTGTACCTGATGTTCTACTAATTCCTGATTGTCCGTTATTACCTGAAGAACCTGTACTACCAGTTGATCCACTTGTACCACTTGTTCTACTAGCACCCGAAGCTCCATTAGCACCTGATGAACCACTTGAACCTGTTGTTCCTGATGTAGCGCTTTCACCTGATGTTCCTGCAACTCCATCAATACCTGCAGAACCAGTTGAACCAGTTGTACCTGAAGTATTGCTTTCTCCACTTGTTCCTGCAACTCCATCAGCTCCTTGTGAACCTGATGAACCGCTTGTACCTGAAGTTGTACTTGCACCTGAAGTTCCAGCATTTCCTGAAGTACCTATTGTACCTGAAGAACCTGCTGTACCTGATGTTCTAGATAAACCACTTTGTCCGTTATTTCCTGCTGAACCTGTTGTACCTGAACTACCTGAACTACCACTTGTTCTTGATAATGCTGAAGCACCATTTGTACCTGCATTACCTGATGAACCATTAGTACCTGAACTACCAGAGGTGCCTGAACCTCTACTTAATCCAGAAGTTCCTGTATTACCTGAGGTACCATTTGTACCTGTACTACCTGAAGTACCACTTGTTACACTATTACCGCTTGTTCCTGCATTACCTGAAGAACCTACTGTACCAGTTGATCCACTTGTACCACTTGTATTACTTTCTCCGCTTGTTCCAGCATTACCACTTGAACCTACTGTACCTGTGGAACCTGAAGTACCACTTGTATTTGAATTACCTGATGTACCTGCGTTACCGCTTGTACCTATAGTACCTGAACTACCTGCTGTACCTGAAGTTCTACTTAATCCACTTTGTCCATTATTACCTGAACTACCATTTGAACCTGAACTACCACTTGATCCACTAACTCCTGATTCTCCATCAACACCAGAAACACCTGATGAACCTGAAGAGCCTGTTGTTCCTGAAGTAGCACTGTCACCACTAGTACCAGCAACTCCGTCAGCTCCTGCACTACCATTTGATCCAGTAGTACCACTAGTAGCACTTTCACCACTTGTACCATTTACTCCATCTTCTCCATTTGAACCTGTTGAACCTGAAGTACCTGAAGTAGCACTGTCACCACTTGTACCATCGTTACCACTTGTACCAATTGTACCACTTGAACCTGCTGTACCTGAAGTTCTACTTAATCCACTTTGTCCATTATTACCTGAACTACCTGTGCTACCTGTTGAACCTGCTGTACCACTTGTAGCACTTGCACCTGAAGTTCCAGCATTACCTGAAGAACCTACTGTACCTGTTGAGCCACTTGTACCGCTTGTATTACTTTCACCACTTGTTCCAGCAACACCATCAGCACCTGCAGAACCGTTAGATCCTGTTGTTCCTGAAGTGCTTGAAACACCGCTTGTACCAGCAATTCCATTAGCACCTTGTGAACCATTAGATCCAGTTGTACCTGATGTAGCACTTTCGCCACTTGTTCCTGCGTTTCCACTAGTACCTATTGTACCTGAAGAACCTGCTGTACCTGAAGTTCTTGATAAACCGCTTTGTCCGTTATTACCACTTGAACCTGTACTACCTGTTGAACCTGAAGTACCACTTGTATTTGAATTACCTGATGTACCTGCGTTACCACTTGAACCAACAGTACCTGTTGAACCACTAGTACCGCTTGTAGCAGAAGCACCTGATGTACCATTTTCACCACTTGAACCTGAAGTACCTGTAGAACCAGATGATCCTGAAGTACCACTTGTTGCACTATTACCGCTTGTTCCTGCATTACCTGAAGAACCTACAGTACCAGTTGAACCTGAAGTCCCTGATGTTTTACTTTCACCACTTGTACCTGCATTACCACTTGAACCTACAGTACCTGTACTACCTGAACTACCACTTGTTGCACTAGCTCCTGAAGTACCTGCATTTCCTGAAGTACCTATTGTACCTGAAGAACCTGCTGTACCTGAAGTTCTAGATAAACCACTTTGTCCATTGTTTCCTGATGAACCGGTACTACCTGTTGAACCAGAAGTTCCTGATGTTTTACTTTCACCACTTGTACCAGCAACTCCATCAGCACCTTGTGAACCTGATGAACCTGTTGTACCTGAGGTGTTAGATACTCCTGAAGTACCTGCTACTCCATCAGCACCTGCACTACCATTTGAACCTGTTGTTCCTGATGTAGCGCTTTCACCTGATGTTCCTGCAACTCCATCAGCACCTTGTGAACCGGATGAACCGCTTGTACCTGATGTTTCACTATTTCCTGAAGTTCCAGCATTACCTGAAGTACCTATTGTACCTGAAGAACCTGCTGAACCACTTGTACGGGATAATCCGCTTTGTCCGTTATTACCGCTTGAACCAGTACTACCTGTTGAACCTGAAGTTCCTGATGTTGCACTATCTCCACTAGTTCCAGCATTACCTGAAGAACCTACTGTACCTGTTGAGCCACTTGTACCGCTTGTAGCGCTTTCTCCACTTGTACCTGCTACTCCATCAGCACCTGCAGAACCGTTAGATCCTGTTGTACCTGAAGTACTAGATACTCCTGAAGTACCAGCAACTCCATCTGCACCTTGTGAACCATTAGATCCAGTAGTACCTGATGTGGCGCTTTCACCACTTGTTCCTGCGTTTCCACTAGTACCTATTGTACCTGAAGAACCTGCTGTACCTGAAGTTCTGCTTAAACCGCTTTGTCCGTTATTTCCTGAAGAACCTGTTGAACCTGTTGAACCAGAAGTTCCTGATGTTTTACTTTCTCCGCTTGTACCAGCAACTCCATCAGCACCTTGTGAACCTGATGAACCTGTAGTACCACTTGTAGAACTTACACCACTAGTTCCAGCTACACCATCTTCACCTTGTGAACCTGATGAACCTGTTGTTCCGCTTGTTGCACTTTCTCCTGAAGTACCTGCTACTCCATCAGCTCCTTGTGAACCTGACGAACCTGAAGTTCCTGATGTGTTACTTTCTCCGCTTGTACCTGCATTTCCTGAAGTACCAATTGTACCACTTGAACCGGCTGTACCTGAAGTTCTAGATAATCCTGATTGACCATCATTACCTGATGATCCTGTTGAACCTGTTGAACCAGAAGTTCCTGAAGTAGCACTATTACCACTTGTTCCTGCATTACCTGAAGAACCTACAGTACCAGTTGAACCTGATGTACCACTTGTATTACTTTCTCCGCTTGTACCTGCTACTCCATCAGCTCCTGCACTACCATTTGATCCAGTAGTACCACTAGTAGCACTTTCTCCTGAAGTACCTGCTACTCCATCAACACCTTGTGAACCGGATGAACCTGTTGTTCCTGATGTAGCGCTTTCACCTGAAGTTCCAGCTACACCTGCTGTACCAATTGTACCTGAACTACCCGCTGTACCACTTGTTCTAGATAATCCTGATTGTCCATCATTACCGCTTGAACCTGTACTACCTGTTGAACCTGAAGTTCCTGAAGTAGCACTTTCGCCACTAGTTCCTGCAACTCCATCAGCTCCCTGAGAACCTGATGAACCTGTTGTACCTGAAGTACTTGATATTCCTGAAGTACCCGCTACACCATCTTCTCCATTTGAACCTGAAGAACCTGTTGTACCACTTGTTGTACTTTCTCCTGAGGTACCAGCTACTCCATCAGCTCCTTGTGAACCTGATGAACCACTTGTACCGCTTGTATTACTTTCACCGCTTGTACCAGCTACTCCTGAAGTACCAATAGTACCACTTGAACCTGCTGTACCCGATGTATTACTTAATCCTGATTGTCCTGCATTTCCTGAAGAACCTGTACTACCAGTTGAACCTGAGCTACCACTTGTAGCACTTGCTCCACTAGTTCCTGCATCTCCTGTAGTACCTACTGAACCTGCTGAACCTGACGTTCCTGAAGTAGCGCTTTCACCACTTGTTCCAGCTACACCATCTTCTCCTGCTGAACCATTTGAACCTGTTGTACCAGAGGTACTTGAAATTCCTGAAGTACCAGCAACTCCATCTGCTCCTTGTGAACCTGATGAACCTGTAGTACCACTTGTTGCGCTTTCACCTGAAGTTCCAGCTACACCTGCTGTACCAATTGTACCTGAGCTACCTGCTGAACCACTTGTTTGTGATAAACCACTTTGTCCTGCATTTCCTGAAGAACCTGTACTACCAGTTGAACCAGAAGTACCTGAAGTAGCGCTTTCACCACTTGTTCCTGCTACTCCATCAGCTCCTTGAGAACCTGATGAACCAGTTGTACCTGAAGTACTAGAAACACCGCTTGTGCCAGCAACTCCATCTTCACCTTGTGAACCTGAAGAACCTGTTGTTCCTGAAGTTGAACTTATACCTGAAGTACCAGCGACTCCATCTTCTCCTTGAGAACCTGATGAACCTGATGTACCACTCGTATTACTTTCACCACTTGTTCCAGCATTTCCGCTTGTACCAATAGTACCACTTGAACCTGCTGTACCTGAGGTTCTAGATAAACCACTTTGTCCATCATTTCCTGATGAACCTGTTGAACCTGTTGAACCTGAACTACCACTTGTTGCACTATCTCCTGAAGTACCATTTACACCATCTTCTCCATTTGAACCTGAAGAACCTGTTGTTCCTGATGTTGAGCTTATACCACTAGTACCTGCAAC